CTACATTGAGAGGTTACAGACTAGATTATCGAAATTTTCTCTTTGACAGAGAATCATTTCGTCTCTAATTACATCTTGTAACTCAATTCGAGGTATGCACACGTCTACACGAAGTCGCTTATTACTTCCTGAACCAGATAAACTGGTTTGGGATAGACATGTAATAAGTACTTCATCGTTTGGATCTGCGCCTTCCTTCTTTATAAGGTTAGTGGGGCTATTGAAGTTAAATTTCCGCTTTTCACGCAGAAATTTCCCTTCAGGGTTCTTTCTCTTACCTTTCTTCTCCTTTGTTGACTTCTTCTGCTGTTTCTTCAGCTTAGAATCATACATCCCTTCTACAAAATCCTCGTCTGTCATAAAACTTGTTGATAAACAAGGCAGATCAAAATAATCCTTAAGAGGATCGTCCATTCCAGAAATAAGAACACAGGGTGTTCGTATGTCAATGCTATCAGGAAGTGATTCCCGAATGCTTTTCCAATATTCATTGGCTTGCCATGTGAACTCCCCTTTCTTCTTTCTATCAGAAAGGTCACGATACTCTCGGAATTGTCTTAAAGCAATCTCTAATTGAGAATGATTAACACTTCCAAAAGGTAATCCTAATCCACCAAGATGACGTGGTAAACGCCATGATCGTGAAGATTTTTGTAATTTCTTTAGCATATTCATACTAAAGACCTCTAAAGTCCGTTCCCTTTGGTCGATTGACGCTACTCTTATGAGTTCATTCAATTGATCGCAAACGGGACCAAGACCTCCTTCAGGTATTACGTTTATTTCCCTCTGGTCTGCTAGTACTTTTGCTTGTCCCTTTAAGAGACCCGCATTCACTAGAAAACCTTCACTCAAACTCTCAACAACATATACGTTGTTCACCTTCATTAATTTAGCCATAAAGCTAGTTGAATTAATGTTGACAAACTCACGAGTACAATAGTTCTTGCCAGGACTTAGGCTCAAACCACAACCCGCACATACTTCCTTCCAGATGTCATAATGACTTCTATTGGAAATGAACGATATGTCGTCTCCATTAAAGAGAGGACGAAATTCGTTTAACACTCGATCCCACCTCAAAGACCTGCCATAAAACTCCTCACAACCAACCCAGAACATAGCCGCATTGACTAAGTTCAAAACAGGGAAGGAAGTTGGTGAGCCCATTAGCTGTCCCCATCGTTGTAAAACAGACAATTTATAAGTCTTAAAATCTTTATAAAATTCTCTTAAAGGAGAATCTAAAGGTAAAGACTCCATAAATCTGTAATAGAATTCAGGGAGATCCTCATAGGTTATCTCGTGTCCACCTAAAGTTAGTCTCAATACTTTGATCCAGTCTACTGATAAATCAGTGAACTTTTCAAGGGAATCGATAAACTTTTTTGGTAAATCGGGGTGCATATTGTCAGTGGCATTTTTATAATCGCCAGCAACAAAAAAAGTCTTACTATAATAAGAGACTCCTGTCGGAGGTAAACGAACATCTCGCATATGAGCGATACGTTCTTCTTCCGTATAGAAATGCACACCAGCATAAACAGAGTTTATGTCAGTGTCATTATGTCTCTTACCTATAAATCGAAATGGACCATCCTCTCTTCTGAGAGCTCCATGTAAAACAGGTTGTATCATTCTACCTAATTGATATATTGACGCATTACTTGCGGTTATACCCCTAACTTTGAAAGGTTCTAACACCTTTGCAAATTTAGCAGTACAACGCTCAGTATTGAACAATTGTATCTTAATATATTTCATTATATCAACAATGTTGAAACCAAATGAAAATATAGGTATTTTGATATCCACTACACTATTGACTTCCCAGAAGTTGGCGAAATTAATTTCGTTCTCAACGACGAGGTCAGCAAAATGTGAATTGGCATCCTGTTGATGGAAGGCTCTATGAAAATAGCCTAAGGTTCCGTAATTCGACTTACTACTCTCAAAGCATCCGCCTTGAGAAGGTAATCTCCAAACGGGGATTCTCTCAGTAAGTTTATTAGGATAATAAATTTTTACTAAAGATTCTATTTTATTTAGAACCTTTGGTAAGTAAGATTTTTGAGTTTCAGTTGCACAATAGCCTAATCCCTCCATATTCTTTTGGTGATCTAACACCGACTTACACTGTTTAAACATACTTATTTCAGCTGCCGCCCTCTTAGCTTGTAAGAGAGAGTTTGCGAAAAGCATCTTCCATTGAAGATCCTTTTTTTGCGACCTAAAAGCACGTCGAACCCATCCACCAATCACAATTCCTGGTAATTCACCTGGGAATAAATCGTTACTACTAGGTAACTCCGATTCTCCTGTTAGGGAGCATAAGAGATAATTAGTATGAAACTTATATTTATCCTCAAGAATATCCAAGAATGCGAACAAAAAATATCTTTTAAGAAATTTTTCACACGTCTTTCGTGATGGAATCCTTCCACAGAAGCAATATATAGTTTGCACTACACCATCGAATAGGAGTTTTACTCTATTCGCACATCCACTCACATATTGACCGATATAGCTCTCATAGTTATAAGGCTTGATGTGTGTAGATTCAATATCCAATCTCTGTTCAGTTAAAGAAATCTTACTGTATAGGGATATTGGGAATTTACATTCGTCTAAATGTTGAAGAAGAAATAAATCAAAAAATTCTTCATCATGCCTGTTCGCTTTTACCATAGCGAGAGCAGACTTCCATCCTACTTCCAGATCAGAGATAATCTGGGAGGCAGTAGCGATGGCATGCTTGAGATCCGACAGTTCGTGTTGGGTCTTGCAGAAAAGTTTTTGTGACGTAGTCACTG